ATGTCCGCGACGTTCGAGGTGTAAGCCTCGAACGTAGGGAGCTCGACGAAGACAGTAAGCGGGCGCGCGTTTCTGGGGTCAGTGACCGCCACGTAGCCGAGAGCCGTGATGCGGCTGACGACAGCGTTGATCGCGTCGATGAAAAGGCCCGACGCCATCTCATGCCACCTGGCTCCGCTTGACGCCGAGGAGTTGGTTGACGCGGCCGAGCGTCATCAGCTGCGGGCCGCCCATGTCGGAGAACTGTTGGTAGACGTCTCCGGTGGTGCCACGTTCCCGGTACAGCCCGGCGGCATAGAGCACGGTGCCGAGCTTGACGGATCCGTCTGGGACGACGCTGAGCGAGTCGTGGTAGCCGGCCTGCTGGCGGCGGCGAAAGCACCAGGCATTCGCCGCCGCGACAGCGGTCGTGAGGAACGCGGTGTCATTTGCCGTGGCCGCGCTGATCCCCAAGAACTCCTCGACGTTGGCGACGGTGATCCACGTGCACGTTTGGGTCCACGTGATGGTGCCGGTGCCGCTGTCGCGGTCGATGGTTGCGCCGGGTGATGCGATGAGCAGCTGGTTGAGGATGATGTACTCAGGGTCGTACATCCAGTCGCCCTGCGCGTCGGTCCCGACGTATGCGTTGACAGGAACGGCAAGAACGGTGTAGGTGCCGTTCAGACCGTCGCTGTTGCCAGAGATAGTGATGCTCTGACCGATGCCGATGTCGGTCGCCTCGAGGGTCTGCACCACGGCATAGTCATCCAGCCGTTGCCGGTGGGTGATGGTGAAGGTAGCCATGGTGCAGTCCTCGAGCGTCGATCAGACGAAAGCGGCCTTGATGAACTTGGTCTCGTCGACCATGACCGGGGCGAAGTAGCCGCGCCATGCGATCGTGCGAGCGAGCAGGCTCGGGTTCTCGATCGAGATCGCGCCCTTCTGCTGCTCCCAGCACTCGAAGCCGCCGCTGACGGCGTCGCCGATCAGGAGCGTGCCGGAGGCGAGGTTGCGGTCCACGACTACGGCGAGGCCGAACGCGTTGCCGGCCGAGGTGCCCGGCGTGAGCTGGCCGTAGGCGTTCATTGGGCCGACCTGCGGGAACAGCGGGCGACCGCTGCCGTCCTCGAGCTGGCCCAAGCTGGCCCAGCGGTTCGGGGCGAGGAACAGGTGGGTGGGCAGGTTGCCGTTCGAGCCGGTGAGGATGTCCGACGCGGCCGTGTAGATCCACGTCACCCACTCGGTCGGGTCGGCAATGTTGGCCGACGTGAAGTTGTTGGTGTTGGTGGTGCCGGACACGAGGGCGTCGGCGGCGACGTCGTCGGTCTGGTTGGCGTAGATGCGGCTCATGTCGTCGAGGAGCGCGTTCAGCACCTCGGGCGACGACCAGTCCATCGAGGCCTCGGACAGCTCGACGTAACCGCCGTAGATGGCCTTGGTGACCTGCACGTCGTCGACGACGAACGTGCCGCTCTGGATGGTGCTGCCCTGCGTGACGGTGCCGATCGAGGTGTGCGTGGTGACCTTGGGACGGATGAACACCTTGCCGGCCTGCGGCATGGCGCGCACGCCGACGGCGTCGATGACGGGGCGGATGCCGCGGAAGTTGTTGTACACCGGTGCGATGACCGGGGTGGGGAGCACGCCGTCGAGATCGCTGGTGGTCACGTCCGGCGCAGCTGCGCGGATCTTGGCGTTGAACTCGGCGAACTCGCTGCCGCCCTTGATGAACTTGGCGATGTACTCGCCCATGCTCGGCATCTTGAACTCGCGGACCGGCTGAGCAAACAGCATCGGGGTGGTGGGGACCGCGGCCTCGACCGCGGCGGGCTGGACTTCGGACATTTCTGACTCCTCCTCGGGGTCGGTTGTTGGGGTTTCTTCTGCTTCCTCCACCTCAGCGGAGGCGGCGATCTCGGTGATCTGGGCGTCCGCAAACGCGGGCACAGCCACCAGTGAGAGCTCGATGAGGCGCGCCTTCGTGACGACGGTCGCCTTCAGTTCCTTGTCGTAGTACGACTCGACGGGCTCGGCTCCGACGCTGACCGAGTCGTATGCGCCGGCCTTGACGAGCTCGATGGCGTCGCTTGAGGCGCGCGTCGAGGCGAACGTCGCGGTGAAGCCGAGGCCCTCCTCGAGGTCCGCGAGAGCGTTCACGACGCCGCGCAGCTGCGACAGGTCATGGTTCTCGATGAGCTTGGCGGGCTTCTGGTTCACGTCGAACGCGCCACGCTCAAACGCGACCCTCTGGCCGCCCATGACGGTCGCGGTGGTCGGTGCCCACGGCACGGCGATCCCGGTGATGGACGCCGGCTTGGAATCGTCGCCGGCGGCGGCGTCGATCGTGGGCAGTTCTGCTGAAAGTCGGTAGATCATGCTGGGGCTCCAGAGGGTGTGTATTCGCTCGACGGCGAGTTGTCCATCGAGGTGCCCGCTTCGGCCTCGCCGAGGTACTCATCGAGATCCCACTCGACGTAACGGCCGCGCGGGAGGATGTTGTTCATCGACAGCGTCTGCTCCATGGCGTCGAGGTAGGGCTTAGTGCCGAACAGGTAGAGGTCCTGCCGAGATGCCATGGCGTTTTGGTACGTGTAGCCGGGCACGCCGATGCCGAGCAGATACGGCGGAATGTTGGCGACGCGCGCCAGCTCGAGCGACTGGTGCTGGCGGCCTTCGACGAGCTGCAGTTTCGAGGGGTCCTGCGAGAACTCCTTGAAGGTGACGACGCTGTTGAGTGCGCCGATGGAGTTGCTGCGGCGAGCGGCCGCCCAAGCCGCGGCCAGCTCGCCGAGATCTTCGGCGCTCATCGGCTCGGAGGCGTCGGTCTGCTGAAGCCAGCCGGCCGCGATCTCGTTGACGGCAAAACGCTCGGCCGCTTGGTCGAGCTTGAGCGCGGTGGTGATGGCACGCTTCCCGGTGTACAGGATGCCCTGTGACGGCGCGAGGAAGGTGATGACCTCGTTGGGGTCCAGCGGGACGCCGTTGAACTGAGGGTCGTTGGAGATGCCGAAAAACTGCGGGCCCGACTGAGAAGGCGTGGCGAAGTTGGCTTGGGGGAGCCACGTGAACGTGAGCGGCCTGCCGGTCGCGGACGACCTCGAGGTCACGAGCCATGCGGCTCGGCCGTACATGAACATGTCCGAAAACGTGTTCGCCATGATGAAGTTTCGTGTGACGTTCGGATCCGGCTGGTCCATCCACGTTTCGGTCTCAAGGTACAGCTTCTCGTAGTCCTGCCCGGTCCACTGGAGCGTGTAGTGCTTCAGCGTGAGCGCGCCCACCATGGCAGCCATGAGGTCGCGTGCGCGGGAAATCGTGGGGACCGTGAGAGCCAGCTCTTGCCACCCACCGACGGTGTAGTCGTAGAACTGGCCCACACCAGCCGAGGCTCCGGCCGCGGCCTTGATCGGCGCGGAAGCGAACGCCGGCTCTCGGGTTTTGCGGAACAGTGCCACGTGCGGAGTCTCCCACGATGTTTGACAACTATCCACTCAACCTGCCGACGCAAAGGCCGCCTTGTTGGACCGTGTCGGCTTCGATGCGTTAGCGACGGCGATCACCATGGCGCGCGCGATCTCGATCGGCCCGGGTGACTTCTGTGTCGACAGGGGTGCACCGTCGGGCAGCTTGACCGCGACGGAACGTGAAACGTGCTCCGCCATGGCGACGTTGCCACGGTGTTGGACGCGACCCTCGAGGATCATCATCCGGACGAGCGGCGTCATCGGTTTCAGTTCCCGGTAGCCGGAGATGATCGACCGTCGGCGTAGATCCGGTGGCAGATGGGGCTCAAGGTTGGGTGGGACGGAGAGCTGTAGTTGCGGGTCGTGCATTGCCTCGACGACGAGCGGCCAGACCTCGGCCTCGGTTTCGACCATGAACGCGACGTCGGTGACGACTTTGCCGTCGACGACGCCGGCGCGGACGCCTACGAAGCGGGCTTCGTCGAGCGAGTTTTCGAGGGCGAGCCAGCCGCCGCGGGGCAGCTCGACGTCGGCGCGGTTGGCTTCCCAGCGGCCGAGCGGGAGCCATGCTTGGGCGGCCGAGACCCACATGTTGAGGTGGGCGCGGAGGAAGGCCATGCGGTCGGGTGTGGCGTAGGCGAGCTCAAGGGCTTCCATGGTGACGGTAATCCCGAGAGCGGGGTTTGCCCATGGCCACCAGGTGCGGTCGCTGGGGTCGATGTCGCCGGGCGGTGGTGACCATTCGCACCAGTAGAGGCCGGTGGGTTGGCCGCGGTCGATCGCTGCCAGCGACTGCTCGCGCAGCTTGATCATCGTCGTGGACGACTGGTCGCCGGCCGTGGAGAACATGGCGAGGAGCGGCATTGGGCGGGCGATCTGGCTAGGACGGAACGCGTCGAAGAGGACGCTGGGCTTGATGTCCCACAGCTCGTCCACGAGGATCAGGTCGAACGAGCCACCGTGCTGATCTGCGCCGGCGACGCCGACCGTAATGGTCGAGCCGTCCGGGAAGGTGATGGTTTCGTCGCCGTTCTGCCAGCGGATCTTGCACTCGACGCGGTCCTCAAGCGCGCGGGCGAGCTGCCGGAACACGCCCATGGCTCGGCGCTTGAGGTTGGCGACGAGGAGCACCTGCTGGGGTCTGCGCCACATGGCCGCGGCCTCGGTTGCCCAGAAGCCGGCGAGAGCGGTGAGCATGACGCTCTTGCCTTGCTGCCGGGCACAGGAGATCACGGCCTCGCGGTGCGCCAACTTGCCGGCATCGTGCGCCAGCATGCCGTCGAGTGCGCGGGCCTGCCACGGCATGAGCTCGACCTCGAGGACGCGCTTCGCCCAGGCTGCGACCTGAGGGCCGAACGTTTCCCCTGCCCGCACCGGTGTTTCGAGTCTCGGCTCGATCCGACCAACCAGCGCAGCATCTGAACCGGTTTGTGGGGTTTCCCGTCGGTTCTGGCTGGTTCTCGGGGGTTTTACCGAAG